AGAAGTTGCGCAGTAACGTGGACATGTGGACGCAGATCCAGGATACCGGCAAGGGCGGATATGGAGGTCGTCTGACCGAGAAGCTGGATGACTATATCGACCAGGCGGGCAAGCTGGAGGAACTTACCGACCAGCTGTATGAAGGTCTCACCGGTATTTCCTTCGACAGCATGTACAGCAGTTTCGTGGATAACCTGATGGATATGAAGTATGATGCCGCAGCCGCGGCGGAGGACATATCCGAGTATTTCATGCGTGCGATGCTGTCAAACAAGATCGGTGAGCTGTATTCCGACAAGCTGAAAGGCTGGTGGGAGAAATTCGGCAAGGCGATGGAAGACAATGACCTTACAGAAGCCGAGCGTAAGGCCCTCCAGGACGAGTACATGAAGTATGTCGAGGAAGCCGTCGCTCTTCGTGACAATCTTGCCGCGGCCACCGGGTACGATAACTCGGGCGGTACGAGCCAGAGCGCCAAAACCGGCGGTTTTTCAGCCATGACACAGGACCAGGGTACAAAACTGGACGGCATGTTCACCAGCGGGTTGCAACACTGGTCGAGCATCGATGAGAAGATGGAGAGCGTCATCGACAAGATGAACACCGCCGAGGGGCATCTTGCCCGTATCGAGGAGAACACCGGCACGAGCGCGTCGCACCTTGGCAAAATAGAGGAAGAGATTCGTAAAATCAATCGTGACGGAGTAAAATGCAAATGATATGGAAAAGATATTAGGCGGTCTGGTACTTGTCAACGGTACCGACATCTGGAGTACATACGGGGTGTTCCTCGTTGAGGACAAGCGCGGCGGGATGGATAACCTGACCGCCATCCTGACCCCGAGCAAGACGAAAACGGACACGGCTGTGAATATCCGGGAGGAGGACGGGGAGAAATATTCCTCCGTGCTGACGCCCAGGAACGAGGCCCGTGACGTGACGCTTCATTTCGCCCTGTTTGGCAAAACGCAGGCCGGCTGGCTGAAGAAGTATTTCGAGTTCATCAATTTCCTGAAGAAAGGCCGTGACGGGTGGCTTGAGATTTCCTTTCCCCAACTTGCCCTGACTCTCCGTGTGAAATATACGGATTGCAGCAAGTTCCAGCCTCTGACCTATCTCTGGAAGGAAGGCGTGCACGCCGGCAAGTTCAAGGTGAAGTTCCGGGAACCTGTCCCGATCATATAAATGTGATTCAAACCCTATTCAAACGACGTTTAAACAAGATACAGACATGCTGACCATCTATGACAGCAACGGCAACAGACGGACCGATATCGAGGCGGGCGACAGCTCCACCCAGGTGAAGGAGGTGCAGGGTGACAATGTCCTGACACTCTCTTTCACGCATTACGAATATATCGCCCTGGACGTGAATGACCGGGTGGACTTTGAGGGTGAGCGCTACTGGCTGACCGAACGGTACACCCCGAAGCAGAAGAGCGGCCAGGAGTGGGTATATGATTTGAAGTTTTACGGTATCGAGAGCCTGGTGAGACGTTTTCTTGTGCTGGAGACCACCGACGGGAACACCGAGCCTGTGTTCACGCTGACAGCGACTCCGCGTGAACACGTGGCCATGATCGTGAAGTGTATCAATGACGGAATGAACCACACCACCGACTGGAAAGTGGGGCGGGTGGACGGTACGGACCTTATCGTCATCGATTACGAGGGGAAGTACTGCAACGAAGCCCTGAAAGAGATAGCCGAAGCGGTCGGCGGGCAGGCTGAATGGTGGGTGGAAGGCCAGACCGTGAACGTGTGCCGGTGTGAGCATGGCGAGGAAATAACGCTGGGCTACGGGAAGGGACTGACCGGAATCGAACGCGACACGACGGGTACCGACAATTTTTATACCCGGTTGTTCCCGGTAGGCAGCACGCGGAACATAGATCCGTCAAAATACGGGCATAGCCGCCTGATGCTTCCGGGGGGCAGGCAATATGTCGAGATACATACGGAGGAGTACGGCATCTATGACCGTTACGAGCAAGACGCCTTCAGCGGCATTTATCCCCGCAGGATCGGGGCTGTCAGCAGTGTGCGCAGCGAAGATGTGAAAGATGACGACGGCAACCCTTTCACGGTCTATTATTTCAGGGACGACAGCCTGAACTTCGATCCGAACGATTACGAGCTGCCCGACGAGACCAAACGTGTATCGTTCCAGGACGGTGACCTTTCCGGACTGGGGCAGGGTGAGGACCACTATTTCGAGGTGAATTTCAACAGTGCCACCCGTGAGTTCGAGATTATTACGATATGGCCCTATGATGATGACACGCAACTCCCCGGCGGCAAACTTATTCCGAAATCCGGTGACCGTTATATTCTCTGGAATATCCGTATGCCGGACGAATATTACCCGCTTGCCGAGGAGGAGTTTCTTACGGCGGTGGAACAGTTCAATACCGAACACTGGCAGGATCTTGCCGTTTACAAGGCCCCGACCGACCATGTGTGGATTGAGGAGAACGGTGTTTCCCTGTCCGTAGGCCGTCGTGTGAGACTTGAAAGCGAGGAGTATTTCCCCGAAACCGGTTATCGCAGCAGCCGTATCACGAAAATTACCCGGAAAGTGAACCAACCCGGGGAGATGGACATCGAGATCAGCGATGCCCTGCATAGTGGTGCGTTTGAACGGGTGAATGACAGTATCGGGGAACTGAAAAACTATACGAAGTCAAAGGCGGAGGGTGCCGCGCTTCCTGACATTATCCGTAGCTGGGACAAGACACTGCCTACGGACAACAATCTTTTTTCCGCGCGGAGAAGCCAGGCGGAACACATCAGCAAAAAAAAGAATGACCGTGCAAAGGGGAAGATCACCTTCGAAGCGGGAGCCTCTTTCGGACAGGAGGATAATGCGGGTATTGATGACAAGGGCAATGCCGGGCTGCTGACCCTTGTTGTGCGTGAGCTTCTTCGCAGTCCGAAATTCGTGGACGGTCTTTTCGGTGAGGGCTGGCGGCTCTGGATGGAGGACGCTTTGTCCCATCTGACCATCGACAAGCTGACGGTACGCCAGGTCATGGTAGTATTGGAGCTGCTTATCGAGAAGGTACGCAGCGTCGGCGGCCAGCTTTGTGTCAGTGCCGCCAACGGGAAAATAAAGACCGCTGTTCTTGAGGGCGGTTACTGGAGGATCACTTTCGAGCAGGAGAACACTTTCGTGGCCCATGACCTCATGCGCTGCCAGACCTTCAGCGGCGGGAATTTGAAAAGCTATTGGGTTGAGGTGGCCGGCGTGGAGGGTGGTTCCATCCTCGTGGGCGAGGACGAGTTCGGCGCTTCTCTTCCGGAGTCTGGTGACGAGTGCGTGCTGATGGGCAACACGGAGAATCCGTTGCGCCAGAACCTGATCCTGATCTCCGCCACCGAGGACGGGCAGCCCCGTGTGGACGTGATGGACGTGGTGAAGGCGAAGAACTTCACCGGCTGCCTGCGTGCCCGTTTGGGCAACCTTGACGGTATCAGTGATGACTGGTTCCCTTCAGACAACCAGCCTCACGGTGATGGCCTGTACAGCGACAACGCCTACCTGCGTGGTACGTTCCTTCTGGTAACGGGCGAGGATATCAAGACGAAGTTCGAGATAGTCGAGGGGAAAATCGTCAGTTCCGTCACCGCCCTGCGGAATGACTTCGCCACCGAGCGCGGCTACCTGAATAACCCCGCCTTTGATAACGGCCTTATGAAGTGGAACACGGAGAACGAGACCGTGTTCTTCCTTGTGGGCAACCGGTGGATCTGGGCGAACGGTAACGTCTTGACGAGGAAGGGTGACAGCGCGAGCGTGACCGAGGATGACGGCCGTACGGTTGTCCGGATTCGTAACAAGTACATCCTCCAGAAACGTGAGAACCTGAAAAGTATTCCCTCCATGCCTGAAAATGACAGTGGGGAGAAGGAAGCCGTCCCGGTGTTCCTGACTTTCTTTTACCGCTGTGCCAAGGCCGGCACGCTGCGTGTGGAGTTTGTGGGTGTGGATAAGACAGGCTTTGCCAATTTCAACAGCATGGAGGTGGAGGAAGAACTGTCCGCGACCGACGGGTACGTACAGTACACCTGTAGCGGACTCTGGAACGGTACAGGTGATTTTAAATTGAGTTTTACCGGTGATATTTACCTGTATATGCTCATATTGAGCACCGACCGTGTGGAATCCCTGACACACCGTTATAAAACCCTTTTCGAGCAGTCGGAGCGTCTGGTAAAGATTTCGGCGGCGGTGTTCGACAA